AGCGTGGATTTCCTTCATTTGGTTCTGCAATTGCGCACGGAAACCATTTGCCTTCTCGTAGTACGCTTGCAGCCTCCGCGCAGCAACCGGGTCCTTAGCGAATTCCTTGTCCCAATTCGGCTCCTTGGGGATTAACTGATCCATATGGGCCTGCATTTGCTGGCCGATATTCATAGAGTGCTCGTAATTACTTACGGCATCAGCGGCGGCGCGTCTTACTATCTTCTTCGCCTCGTCCAGCTGATTCATTCGTCTGTGAAATGTCTCAGTCCGAATGTAGCCCTCAAGAGCCTCCTTTACGGAAACTTCAACGGGCGCACCGTCAACGGTGACCTCAACTTTTTGGGCGAGAATAGCTTCTTCTTCCTCGGCCCCTTCTTTAACGGCGTCGTCGTCACCGGGCTCTTCATCAGGCTTATCGTCGGGGGCGTCGTCATCGCCTTCGCTATCTGATCCATCTCCTTCGCCAGTATCCCTTGTATCGGCTTTACCTTCTTTGGGATCGGCATAAATAAGTTCCTCCGGATCGGGTAAATCGTCTCCGCCGCCCTTCGCATCAGCGTCGGGGTCTAGATTTCCAACATTCTTGAAAAGAGCTTCCGGGGGGCCTTCGGTGCGATCCACAGTCTTGCCGGGTGCCTTGGCAGGTGTCTTGCCATCCGACTTCATTACAGCGTCGAACGCAGCAGCGGCTTGATCAATACCTTCCGCCATTAACTATCCCCTTTACTATACTTAACGCGCATCTTCTTGTCAGTTATGAACTGTTCTAACTGGCTTCGTATGCTACGAACGGCTTTCATAGTAGCATGGGCTGTGCTGGCTGTCAAGCTACCCACATCGGCATTTAGTAGTGTTCCCAGCGCTTGGGAATATACCTCGTCTAAAGCTTCCACGAACACAGAATTATCCAGAATAGTTTCTGCTTCCGCCGCCCGCTCGTCTACTTCGTGGTCAGATAGGCGTTTGCGTCCCATCGGGGGCGATTGGCTGCTCTGGGGCTGGTTCGGGTTGTGGCTGTTGACCATTGGAGCTTCCCATCAATTGTTGAGCGTAGTTAGGAACTGGAAGCGGATTTACCTCCAAATTCAGCACCGGAGTATTTTCCGATTGGAATTCCTCTTCGTTTACATCCACCATAAATTGAGCTTCGATCTTCGCCGCATCCAAGATACCCTTGACTATCATTTCGTCGCGGCGGAAATCGTCATCAACCCGCAGTTTCCTATCATCGTAGTTAGACTTGGATATTGCGGTCGCCATCTGGACCCGGTTCTTCTCCATAGCCGATTGAGCTAGAAGAGTCGCCGCATCCGGCTCCTTAGGTGTATTCGCGATCTTCTCGACAGTTGCGGCATCGATATCGCGGTAGTACCGGCTTACATTCTTCACGTTGGCGATGGCCAAAATATCCGTGAGGGTATTTCGAAATTCCATCACGCCGCAAAGGGGGTTTTCCACCCCGAATTGGGTCATAATGGCTGTCTGAGTCTGCTTCACATCCTGCAGAACCATCAGCCGCGTCATATCCGAACCCTTCCCAAGGGTTGGATTAACTGACACGCGCATCGTAGGATCGAATGTGGATGGATTTACGTCCGTCCATGTTCCCCTTAGCTGAATTGTGCGCTGCTGATTGGGGTGCTTAACTATTTCGCGCAGCATCCCCTTATACAGCTGCTTCATTCCAGTTTCCGCCAGAATGCGAGCGCACAGTTCGATACGCTCTTGGGCACCCTGAACAATAGCGTCGACGCCCATTACCGCCGTAGATTGCAGAGCCTTGGGGTCTACGCCCTTCGACGCATCCGAAATACCCGTTCTTGACTGACGGAGTTGCTCCATTACTTCGAACATTTGAAAAACAGGCTGACCAACGAAGTTATGATTGATCGACATAACCGCGTCGCCCGGAGAACCCGTAGTACGAATTGGAGCACCGATTTCGTCGTTCAACACATCGTCCGCGTTGGTAATAGTTTGATTAAACACCGTCCTAGGCCAAATAGACTGTGCAAGAGAGTCCAGCGAGCCCCGAAGCATGTTGGTCTTGATTATCTGAATGTCTTTTACCAGATCGGCAGGAGTATCGCCAACTAAAGTATGGGGTTCTGGGTCGGGGCACCAGACAGCAAAATTAGCGTATTCAGCGACTTCATCGTGAATAATGATGTGGTTATCTCCGATAGTCTTGATTTCACGTAATTCAGCAATTCCGTCGGCGTCCTTGTCGATCCTGACATAATAACACCCATATCGAATAGCCCAATCATCGGTTACGTCCCCATCGTCGATTCCGCTATTCCTAAACAAGCGATCTGAGGACGAATTATCCGGGGTCGCACCCAAAAAATCCTTCAACATTTCCAGAGGGTACCCCATCTGGACCAGTTCGGACACATTAACAATTTGGTCGTGCCCAATGAGTGGCGCAGCGTCTACGTCCTTGGCCTTCCGAGATATTCGGAACTCGTCCAATGGCACCGAAACAATCCTGAGGATAGGCTTCGACTTAGTGAAGCGCACTCGAAGGCTCTTGAGGATTTCCGGTATATCCGGATGGGGTTCGTGACTCAATACCTGAAGGCTTGGGCTCTCGCTAATCAACATCTGGACTTGTTCTTGGGTCACATTGGAGAATTCCTGCTCCGTGACTTCTTCATCGTTGTCCGTCCACCACCTTACGACGCCCGTCTTGCACCGCAGAGCATCCTTGATAATATCGTGGAGGATCAAGAAACCCGGATTGTCCTCCCAAAATATATAGTTGAGATAATCCGTACATTGCCGAGCCATTTCTTCTTGGCCCTTACTGTTCGGCTTGCAGTTTACGGTGTTCTCAGACGATGTGAAAATGCGAATCAGGGATGGTAGAATAGACATAACAGTATCGCGGAAGTCCGTGGACACCGCTTTGGATTTCCCTTCGCCTTCCGGAGCGGGTATTTCGCCGTAGAAATACTTTAGATTATCCTCGCGATCAGGTCCAAGAACGCTCTCTTCGAACGACTTGGCGTCGTCGATCATTTCAGTAATAATTGCCTGATATTCTTCGTCCTCCATACCCACTTCTGCGGGTGTCGCATCGGAATAATCGCCCACGGCGCTATTTCCAAACACGCTTTCGAGCGCTGCGGGGTCTACGGCTTCTGGGTCCAACGGTATCTTCGGAACGATGTTCATCGACTCCTCCTCGGCATTTCGTTGTTCAGTCGCGGTAGATTTCTCTTAAGCGCCCCGGACCCAATACCTATCACATTAGAACCAGCGACCATGTGTTGGATCATATTAAATGCCACGTAGCCTATCCGCTTGGCATCGGCAGCGTGGGAAGCCCAATTGTGGAGGGGCTTCCCGGTACCAGACTTGTGATAGTTGCGTAGAGCCATTATTCCCGGTTCGCACCGGACCTTATCGAACCACGACATACGCAGAGAAGCGCGCGTCGCACTAATCCCGTCTTCCACTTTGTGGTCTGGACAAACGAACGTATTTGGCAGCATGCTATCCAACACGTCCTTACGGCTTACACCAGTCCCCAACTCCCGCGCCTTGATATCGTGAGGAAGCACATGGCAACCATAAGCGTATGGCTTGGACTTAATTTGCGCCACATAATGATCTAGGCCCTTGCCTGTGTTTTGATAGTAGTCGATGTAGTGAATTTCCCTGCCGCAACGCTGGCCGAACCAGATCACCATTTCGTCGTCGATGCCCAAGTCCCATTCGGTCCAGACCAGCGAATTGGGATCGTACGGCACTCCGGTGATCTGTCCGTTCATCTGAATGTCGTTCATTACCTCGCCGTAATAGCTGCCTTCGATCGGCGCGTCGAAACTACAAAGCATCTCACGAGCGTATTCGTCGTGAGTCATATCCTTACGAAGTTCTGCTACCTCGTCTGGGTCCAACGCATCGGTCTGGTCAACCGGTATACTGAATATGTCCCATCTTTCAGTATCTTGCTCTGCCCTCTTCTTTAGCTCGTGGAAATGATCATCGCCGTTGGACGTTCCACTT